CGACAAACACATGGACGGGGGCAAACTATTTCCGATCCAACGGAAACACAGCGCCGACTTCTGGTTCGCCTTTACAAGCATATTCCGACAACGGCAGCGGGGCCATTATGGCCTTTCATCGCGCCGGGCAATACGCTGTTAATTTTGGGCTTGATTCTGACAACGTGATGCGGGTTGGCGGCTGGTCTGCTGCTGCTAATCGTTGGGAATTGGACATGTCGGGCAATAACTGGGTTGCCAGTTCATTTAGAGCGCCAATTTTTTACGACTCCAATGACACCTCATACTACCTAGACCCAAACAGCACAAGCAATCAGGCACTCCGCATTCGCGGCGGGACTTTGCATGGCCCCAACCCAACGTGGGGTGCTTACCTAAGCGTTGGTACAGACGGCCATGTATCAACTTCGTACGCCAGTGTATGTGCGACCAATGGCAATCTTCACATTGATGCTGCTAGTGGGTACGATACGTACATAAATAACTACGCTGGTAACGCTACGTACATTAGGTACCTTGGGACTGACCGGTTGTCGATATACGGCCCTGGCAACTACACCCAGGCGACTGGATCGTTACGCGCCCCGATCTTTTACGACAGCGAAAACACCGCCTATTACGTTGATCCGACCAACGTATCAAGTCTTGTGAATATTGTCACGCAGGAAGCTGTCAGCAACAACACAAACGGACTCCGCAACGTAAACCCAGGTGGCGGCTCTTATGTAACAAGCGCATCAACCGTAAGTGGAGCAATAAGAATTGCATTGCCGCAGTCGGTATATCCGATGATCCGGTTTACTGTCCGTGTTTACACTTACGACGGGTTGTCGTTCGACATTTATTGCGGCGGCCATACATCCGGAAATTACTGGTACAACACGTTCGCTTACATGGGGACGCAAAATCGGTCTGCCTTAAATGTAAGATTTACCAGCGACGGAAGCACCATGTATGTATACATTGGTGAATTGGGTTCGTCGTGGTCATATCCGCAGGTGTTTATCACTGAGGTTCAGGTTGGTTACACCAATTATGAATATGATCGTTGGGATAACGGCTGGGCAATTACGTTTAACGCTTCGTCTTACAACAGCGTCCAAGCGACGCATACTGTTTACCCACCAACAAGCAGCACCAACAATACAAACGCTGCATATGCCAGCATTCTTTACGATGCCAACAATACCGGGTACTACGTTGACCCTGCCAGTACTTCTAGGCTAAACCAGATAAACGTGGATGGTGGCAACGTATACGGGCCGATGTATTTATTGGGTAATGGAAATACCGGGTCATCTAGCAACCCCGCGCTGCAAGCATACTCGACAGGCGGTAACGGCGCGTTCATGTCGTTCCACCGTTCTGGTCACTACGCCATTAACATGGGCCTTGATTCGGACAACGTGCTCCGTATTGGCGGCTGGTCTGCGTCGGCCAACCGGCTCCAGATGGACATGTCGGGCAACCTCACGATGGCCGGTAACATCGCAGCCAACTCCGACGAGCGCCTGAAAAAGGACTGGACCGACCTCGCCGATGACTTCGTCGAACAGGTTGCGAAGGTCAAGGCTGGCACCTACACTCGCATTGATAGCGGCGAACGGCAGGCTGGTTCCTCTGCCCAAGATTGGCAAAAACTGCTCCCCGAGGTAGTGCATGCCACCGAGGACGAAGACAAGACTTTGTCGCTGGCCTACGGCAACGCAGCACTGGTCGCGGCGGTCAAACTGGCGCAACGAGTCGTGGAGCAGGACGCAAGGATTGCTCGCCTAGAATCCCTTCTTGACAAACTGATTGGAGATCAGAAATGACCATTACTTACACCTGGGCTGTCACCGGCATGAAAGTTACAAATGTCGGCAGTGAAACCAATTATGTTGTGCAAACGTATTGGACAAAAACCGGCACTGATGCTAACGGCAATACCGGCACGTTTACAGGAGCGACCCCATTTGCGCCGACCCCAAATCAGCCCGGTTTTATTCCTTTTGACCAGTTGACCGAGCAAATTGTTTTGGGTTGGATCGAACCAATGGTGACGGGTTCATATGAGGAACACGTTAATGGTGTTATTGCAAAACAAATTGCAGACAAAATTGATCCGGTGATCGAACAGCCGCTGCCCTGGAACCCAACACCGGAGCCTGTCGCACCATGAGTCATTTGCCAATTTGGTATTTGGGGAAAGTTGATTCCGATACTTGCGATAAAGTCATCAAAGAGTTAAGCGCATTGCCATCGCGTGATGCGTCAATGGGTATTGACGGCGAGACAAAGCAACACAGCCACAGAAACACAACTGTTACATTTGCCCCGTTCGAATATTGGTTTAGCGATCAGTTAAGCCAAATTGCGGCAGATGCAAATAACGTGTGCGGTTGGCAATATGACGTTGATGGCAGGGAAGCAATTCAATTCGCGCAATATGGCCCGGATCAGCATTATGGGTGGCATGTTGATGTTTTCCCGTTGGCAGGCAAGGCAACAGACCGAAAAATCACAACGGTCTGTTTGTTAAATGACCCGTCAGAATTCGAGGGCGGGCAGTTTCAGGTGCGCTTATATCAAGAATACAGCGCACCATTGGAAAAAGGTTCGGTAATAGCATTCCCGTCAATTTTGGAGCATCGCGTAACGCCCGTGTTATCGGGTTTGCGATACACGGCAACAATCTGGTTTCATGGCCCAAGGTTTAGATGATGGCTACGATCAACGAAACAGAAGCACGATTGAATTCGCATGAAGCGGTGTGCGCTTTGCGTTATGAAACGATCAACGCAAGGTTAAAACGTCTTGAAGGCATCATCATAAAAACCGGCGCGGTGTTGATTGTGTCTATGGCTGGCGTTATTTGGGCATCGGTTACTAAGGTGTAATCATGATCGACCCGATCACAGCCCTTGCCGCCATATCGTCGGCGGTTGAACTGGTCAAAAAGGTGGCTGCAACGGTTGATGACGTTACATCGCTGGGGCCAGTGCTTGGCAAATATTTTGATGCCAAAGCCGACGCGATTGAAGTTGTCCAAAAATCACAAGAAGGCGGGTTCAAAGGTTCGGCGCTAGGCAAGGCGCTTGAACTGGAAATGGCTATTGAGCAGGCCAAAGAGTTTGAAAATCAAATCAAGATGCTGTTTTTCCAAGCGAACAAAATGGACGTTTGGATGCGAATCGCGGCGCGGGCACAAAAAATGGAAGCTGACGCGGCACACGCGGCGCGGCGAAAAAAAGAAGCGCAAAAGAAACACGAACAAGAAATGGAAGAATTGGTAGTTGCTTTAATCGGAATTGTGGTGGTGTTGACCACAGTGGTCACTACCGTTTGGTTTATTTTGGAAGCAATAGAACAGGGCAAATAATATGCTGTCTTTAATCTCTACCCTTGGGGGCTTGCTAATCAGTGGCCTGCCAAAACTGCTTGAATTTTTCCAAAACAAAAGCGACCAAAAACACGAATTGGCTTTGGCTCGATTGCAAAACGAGCGCGAATTGGCGATGGCGGCGCAAGGGTATGCAGCCCAGCAACGCATCGAGGAAATCCGCACCGATCAGGTGATGATGCAGACTGAAGCGCAGATGACGGAAGCGGCGCTAAAGCACGACGAACAGGTGCTAGAAAAGGCCCACAAGTGGGTTGCATCTTACGTCGGCACTGTGCGCCCGACAGTGACTTACATTTTTGTAATTGAACTGGTGCTTATCAACATCTTTTTGTGTTATTACCTGTACGCAAACCCAGGAATGATTAAAAGCATGGACGATGTGTTGAAATACTCGGACATTATTTTTAGCCCTGACGAAATGGCAATGCTGGGCGGCATTATTGGCTTTTGGTTTGGTTCTCGAAACTGGGCTAAGAAATGAAGTTGAGCAAGCCCGCAGCCGACATGATGCACAAATACGAGGGTTATCGAAATCGCCCGTATTTGTGCCCTGCCCATATTTGGACAATCGGTTATGGGCATGTGCTGTATCAAGAGCAGATCAGACTGCCGATGAGCAGGACAGACGAAAAACCAGTGGCAATGATTCGCAAGGAAATGCCGCTAAGACCGGAGCATAACCGTGCGTGGACACGACAAGAAACTGATGATCTATTCGCGTCTGATATCGCGTCTTTTGAACGTGGTGTTCTTCGACTTGTTCCCGGTTGTGCTGGGCATCAAGGCCGCTTTGACGCTTTGGTATCTTTTGCATTCAATGTAGGTCTTGGCAACCTACAGCGCAGCACGATCCGCATCAAAGCCAATCGCGGTGAATGGGAAGCCGCAGCAGATGCCTTTTTACTTTGGAACAAAGCAGGGGGCAAGGTTCTGCCGGGGCTTGATAAGCGGCGCAAAGATGAGCGCGCAATGTTTCTACAATAATTTTTTTGTGGTTCGGTATTCAAACAAATCCTTGTGCTGTGGATAACAAAGCGCAAACAATCGGGCCAGATAAGGGCTGATGTTGTTGTTTATCTTCCATTCGCTGCCCCGTTCAACTAAGGCCGAATGATGGCGCAGCACATGGATTATTGTCCTGGCTGAGTAGTGTTTAAAGCCAGCGTTGATAACCTTGCTGGCTTCAGACACAAACGCAACCCAGATATGCTGGTTGTCGGGAAACCACAGTAAGAATTCCGCAGGGAATTGATCCTGATGGGCTTTCAAAATGTGATTTGCCGACATTACGCCACCCGCAGCACTTCAACGCAGTTGGCATCGCGGTTCATGGCGGTAGTGTGGCTTTTCGGGCCTAGCGTCTTGCTGAGATACGAGGAAATGCTTTTTTGCAAATCAGCAATATCGTATTTGTCAGACGGCACTTTAACCACATCACCCACTTGAATGCTGCCGAGATGTTGGCGCAAAAACGCCACCTGCTCACCCTTTGGGTACTTAAATTTGCGTTTGTTCCGTTCAAGGCTCAAATCGCCAAACCAATTACCACCGGGAGTGCAAATGCGGTACTTGCAGCCGGTAGCGTCCAACAAACGAATGGCCTTTTCCAAAGCCAAAAATTCAACTTTTTCCATGTCGTGTCCTTTCGTGTAGAGGTTGGGCCTACTCGCTACGTCTAACTGACCGCCTACTAGCAATCCCCTGTATTAGCATCCGCTTTCGGCCCGAATGTCAGAAGCAGTTTGTTGTGCAATTGCCAAAATAACAGCAAGTGGTGCATGTCACCATGCGCCCGCCACTAAAAATGGTGTGCGTAGAGCATTGCGCCCATGCGCCTGTAGTGACAAGCGCAATACCAAGACCGGCCAAAAATCGTTTAATCATGATGATTCCTTTTAAAAGGGAGTGTCTAGATCGTCATCAGCGGGAAGCCCCTCATAGCTGGGCTTTTGTTTTTGTTTGTGCTTTGGATCAAACGGAAACGCCTTGAAATAGCCGGTAAATTTGTCACCGACCGGCAGGCTATCAATCTTGACCGACAAGGATTTTTTGTCCTCATCAATCCAAACTGATCCGTGGGTTGTCCAAAATGTTTTCTTTTCCCCGTTTGCCAATGTGTATTCGCGGCTGGGGTATTTGATTTCGTATTGTTGTCTCATTCGAACAGTTCCTTTAACTTGTTGACCTTGCCATTTAATTCAGCAAGAAATTTCACAATCTCAGCTTCCATTTTTTTAATGAAGTCTGCATCACGGGGCACACGCTTGACAAACAGTTGTGCTTTTTGCGGCATACGCGGATCGAACACAACGTAGTCGCACCAAGCCCGACCAGTGCAAGCCATCTGCATTTGCATTTGGGTGTTGTACTTTCCGGGCACGGTTTGGGTTAGCAAAGCCTCAATCATCCCTGCTGTGTTGGGGCACTTAATCTCAACCAAGCCATCATCGCCCACCAAGCCATCAGGCGATGCGCCTGCGCCTTCAATCGTCGGATGTGGCACAAAGCCGCATTCGTCAACCATCAGGCCCGTGGTGACTTCATAAGCAGCCCTGGCAAACGGCTCTTGTTCCGTGCCCCACTGCATTGACGCATTGGTGTAGCTTTCCTGCCTTTGATTGGTCAAAATTTCAATGACAAGTTGTGCCATCAAATTGTCGCGGCTGGCGGCATAACCCGTTTTGGTTGTTGCCATTAGGTCAGCAACACGGCTGGCTGTCACCTTGCCCAAGCGGGCAGCAAACCATTCGTCGGTGCGCTGCTCATCCATTTGTAGCCCTTTCCTTTTCTTCTTTTTCGCGCAGTGCCCGTGCTTGCCTTGCCTTCTTTGCTTCGACAACCTTGCTAATCCAATGCGGATCGCCTTTGCAAGCCTCATAAGCCAGCTTGTAGGCTGCGCTCATTTCTTCGCTGTTGGCGCTATCGTTGATATCCGCAATGTGCGCGGCCATCGTTGCGGCGCTTACGTCACTGGATGGCTTGACGGCGGCATTCCCGTCATCGTCCTCGGGCGCGATGCCGCAGGCGGTCATAAGGCTGTAACGGCGGGCATAGGTCAATGCGGAGCCATAGCCCTGGGGGTCTTGTTTTGCAGCAGGGACATGCAATTGCCCGCTGTAGATGGTTTCGCCTGATTCGTGAACAAACATCGTCTGCACGATAACCCCATCGGTGCATTCGACGTTTTGCTGCATCAACGCAATCCCGTGTTTGTTCAGTGCGTCAATCACCGCCTCGACACAAGACGCAAGATCAGCATACCGGCCACCCTTGCCATTGCGCTGGAAGGCAGGATTGACGGCAGACTTAAGCGCGGGGCCAAACTCTTTTTGAGCTTTGACAAACGCGGCTGCAATGTTGCTTCCAATCATTGTTTGTCCTTTTGCAACGCCTCAAGTTGGTCAACCGTGTATTGCAGCAGTGCCGACAATTCACGAATCTTTGCAGTCAATGCGCCAACTTGCCAAGCAAGCCGGTCGGCAGCATCGCCATCGCGGTAATGAATGCCGGCACTTTTTTCGATGCTGGCAATGATTGCTTCAGGGTTAATTTGCATCTTTAAGCCTTTCAATGTGTTTAATTGCAATCCATTTGTCACCCAATATCCGCACTTGGCGAATCCATTTCCGCTGATTGGCTCGATTAATTTCCCGAGTCACCAGCGGGCTATTCCACAATTGGCGCACACGGCGCAACATCTTTGCATTCATGTTGACCACCAGTAAACAAGCACGGCTGCAAGGGCTAAGCCAATGACGATTGCAAGGGCCAAATCAGCCCATGTAGGCGTTTGGGGCTTGATGGTGTAATGTTGTCTCATGTCGTGTCCTTAAAACGGGGCTGGAGGAAGTTTGGCGCGGTCTTGTTCGTCGCGCTGACGTTGCTGGCGGGCGTGTTCTTGGATTTGCTTGCGCGTCCAAGGAACAGGCCCGCCCGGAGGCGGGAAAGGCCAGGTCATCACTGGTTGCCAAAAAACTTGGCAATTGCAATTGCTTCTTGAGCAGTGCGGCCAAAGTAAAGATGGCCGCTTACCCCTTCGACAGCCCAATCATTGATGCCAGCGTCAATCTGCTGGGCAAGGGTCATGTCGTTGAAAGACGGGTTGTGAACTTCGTATGCAATCATGATGCTTCCTTAAAAGACCCCGTGCGATGTGCTAGGGCATGGATGAATGTTAAGACGGGTTAACAGACATTGCAAGGGCTTTTTTTATGCCCCTGCTCTTTACTCAACAAATTTTTAAGCGGTCAACAAAAATTCTTCAGCAGCAGATTTCAATCGTGCGCCGTTGCCAAACCATGCATTTTTAAGACGGGTGTCAACATTGTGTCCGCGCTCATGGTCAATGAACTGAGTCATTGCATTGAGCAAGCCCCATCGTGTACCGTTAACCCCAGGTAAATCGCTTCCCATTGCAGAACCGTTAAAAAGATCAAGGACTTTTTTGTACGAACGCGAATCGCCCATAATTTCTTGTTTGCCAACCATGCCCGGCACTTTGGCGCGTTGCATTGTTTGCGGAAAAAATTCAGTCAAAAAGCCGTTAACAAAATTTGTATTGACTTGTTGTCGTGCAAGGCGACGATAGTTGTCCATCATTCCGTCAAACCCGCCGACGATCAATCCCAATTTATCGCGCATCAGACTTGCGTCAAAACGTGCGCCATGCGTGATGGATACGCGAGATGGCGCGCTTTCACGATCAGCGATTGACAATGTGTTGTTGCACACAACGCGAACGCTGGTAAATTGACCCACCGTAGCGGTTGAACCGTCAAAACTTGTGGACAACAGCAAATAACCGCGCACGGCATCATCGCCCAACACGCAAGCCTCGCGATTGACATTAGCAAGCGCCCAAATGCGTTTGCCTCCGCTGATTGCGCCAGCAACTTCAAGTTTGAAGCCTGCCGAGCGAACAAGCGAATCAAAAAACGCCAAAATTTCTTTTGGCTGATGAATACGATACCGATCAGTCACAACACCCAAAGATTGCTTTGTGTCGCTGCGATAAACAACATTGCGACCATCGACCACCTGCGGGGCAGCAATGCCGTCAGGCCAAAACAAAGCACGAGACACAAGGGCTTGCCAATCAAGACCCGCCTCGCGTTGCCAAACGTCGATTGATGCGTCAGCAGACAACGATTGACCCAACCCGTGCCAAGGCACATTGCCTGCGTAGGCGATTTCGGCTTTGTTGGTGATTGCGTTTGTTTCGATTAAATGAGCCATTTTTAAGGCCTTTCAAAAAATACCGCTTACGATGTGTTACGGCATGAGTCGCATGTTAAGACGGCTTAACGCAGCATCTCAAGGAAAAAAACAATTCCCCCAAAATTACTCAACAATTGACGTTGCCGTGTAAACCCAGCTAAACTTAACGACATGGAAACAATGAAGAAAAAAGACGGCATTGCCATTGCAGGATCGGCAGCAAAGCTTGCCCGATGCTTAGGTGTAAGCAGGGCAGCTATCACGCAATGGGGCGAGTGGATGCCGCCTTACAGGGTGTTGCAGTTGAGGGACAAAATGCCTGAGCGTTTTGCTCAACATTTCGCAGAAGTAAAAAAACAGATATAGTCGTGTCACTTGCATGAGTGGCATTGTGCAAGGAAAGCCGTTAGATCAGACTCCGACCCCGCATGGGGTTCACCATTGAAAAATGGGTGATGCCACCGGGGTCTGTTCTAACGGTTTTTTTTCGCCCGTACTCCGCACGATAGCAAGGGCTTGCATGGGCCGCACGGAAGAAAACACCGACAAAGCGTTACACCCCGCGTTTGTTGACCAGCGTTAATTGACCGACTGGTAAAGCACAAGGGAAACGGTGGGACAAGACCTTGTGTTTAAGTGAATCAATTCGTCAAGCGCACTTGGGCTGATGTGACTGCAGAACAAATGACAGACAAGACGACAGATCAGCAGCAGATCGAAAGCTGGAGCGGGAGGATATGCTTATCCACCCTTGGCAAACCTATGCATGAAAGGAAACAAATGTTTAAAAGTGGATTTGATAGATTTTGGGCAGCATGGCCCAAGCATCCAAGAAAAGGCGGCAAGGCTGCATGTTTGGCGAAGTGGGCAAAGACGTATTGCGAGACACAAGCCGACCAAATCGTTAAGCATGTTGAGTGGATGAAAACAACGGAGCAGTGGAGAAAAGACAACGGCGCTTTTATTCCTGCTCCGTTGGTCTATTTGAATCAACAACGCTGGGACGGGGCCGAAATTCCTGAGCCCAAAAAGCCGGTCACGATGGCCGATCAGTACAAAGAGCGCGTGGCAAACGTAACTGTCATGCCTGACCACATCCGCGAGCGTTTGGCTCAGATTAGGCGCGGCGCATGACGCATGAACAAGCTCAAAAAATCCTTGATCGGGTCAGGGATGGCGAAAGCTACTCAAGAACTATCATCGATGCAGCACTATGGCTCACAGGCGACCTTGATGCACATGAAGCAATGCGAGGCGAGGGAATGGATCAAACGCTACCGGGACAAAGCGCGGGAAGTTGGTGCAGAGCAAGCGAATCAATGGTGGCGCAAGCAAATTGCGGATATTGAGCGCATCCGTGGTCTGGACGAAGCCATTGAGTTGCGAAACCTAATGAACCTGGAGCGCAAGAAATGACGTTTATGCTGCACTTCCACATTGACGGCGATCCCGTGCCCAAGGGCAGGCCGAAGTTCAGCAAGGTCGGTGGCTTTATGCGGGCCTACACGCCGAAGAAGACGCAGGACTATGAAGCAATTGTGCAGCAAGCCGCACGGGCGGCAATGGGGCCAACAGACTTGCTAGAAACGCCTTTGGGCGTTTTTTTGTATATCCGGCTACCTATCCCTCAGTCACACAGCAAAAAGCGCAGGGAGGCGTGTTTAAGCG